ATGGATCGGAAAATTCCTCAACCACTAATTGCTATTGTGGCTGAACATATATCTTCACTAGAAACACACGCCAGCTTAGATAACTTATTTATGTATGCGGATGCGCCCGGTGAGGTGCCAGATGGATCTAAGCACGTCAAAGCACTTGCATGGATTAGAAGAATAAATAAAGAGTGTAAAGACCCACTATCTATCCTTGGAAAACTAATCGAAGGATATATGGAGTCTTCAAATCCAATTGCTACTCCGTCACCATATAGTGATTTTTTATCAGAAGATGAAGAGCCAACGTTCAATCAAAGAGTGGATGAAATGCTTGGTAAATATGGGCTGTTCTACATAAGGGGTGGGTTCATATCAAGCGGGGTTTCAAATACATCCATTTCTTTACAAGAGGCAATTAAAGGTAAAAATATGCCTGCTATTGAGGCTGAATTTACCCGAGCACTTGAACACATCCACAAAGAACCTAAAGAGTCTGTTTCTGCCGCGTGTAATATTCTAGAGTCCGTCTGCAAAATCTATATCACAGATGAGGGCCTTGAAATGCCAGCCCGACAAGACCTCCAAGGGGTTTGGAAAGTTGTAAGAGACAACTTAGGTATGAACCCACAACAAATTGAAGATAATGATTTAAAAAGAATACTTACGGGGCTTTTCTCAATTGTTGATGGTATTGGTGCCTTTCGGACTCACGCAAGCACAGCTCATGGTGCGGGCAGGAAATCATATAATGTCAAATCACGACATGCCCGCCTTGCAATAAATAGTGCTCATAGCTTAGTGCTATATATCATAGAGTCTTGGGAAGAAAGAAAAAGCTCCAAGTGATTTTTTCAGTTCAAGCAAGTGGGGGATTTCTTTTATTCCCCTGTTTTTCATTAGTATTATCCATATTCACTAGATCCTGTTAGAAAACATCAACCCCACGTAATTCACACAATCCCCTTTAAATTCAACGCCCTAATATTTTCTCGCGATCCACTCCGAGATCCTAAAACTGAAAACGCTGAAATTCTTTTCAATCTTTTCAGTTGGCAAAATGCTGCAAAGCCCCAGCCACGGCGCGGGCTGGCGGATTGTTTTGTAGAAAATTAAAACTGAAAAAACTTTATAACGCAAAGTGTGCAGGCGGGTGCGGTGTAGTGCCGTTTCCGTCATGATTACGTTTCTTCCGTGGGGTATTCCGCTACGTGCGCGGGGCGTGGCTGGCGTGATCCATTTCGAGTATTGTGGTGTAATGGTGGGTTTATTGCGTGGCGTGTTGGGCTGCTGGCGGTGCTTTTGGATAGGCGTAAAAAAGCCCGCGCGCGGCGGGCAGATTGGGCGAGATCGATTAGCCGATCACAGGGGAATATTTACTGCGTAATCCATCAGACTTGGCCCCGGTGGCGGTAATGCTCCCGGCGTTCAGTGGGCCATCAGTATTGGTATGAGTATGTGCTGCGGTCAATGCTGCCAGCTCTTTCACCACATCCAGCGTATCCAGCATGAGGGCCATCACGTTAATCTGCTGGCTACCCATCCACACTACCGGCGCAATCACATCTTGTCGGGCGGCGGCGATACTGCTACGGATATTGCCAATCTTCTCTATCAAGTCCCGCCCCACATCGGTGGTTAAGGTTTTGCCCACTTTGGCCATGTAACTGGCTTGGGTGGCCAGACTGTAATCCCCCTCGCTAATCTGCTGGATAGCACCGGCCAGCAAGGTGGCCGTTCCCAGTACCGTGGTTTTATCGGTAGCCTGAACGGTGGTTTCACGGGCCACCAGTGTGCGGGTTTCATCATCAGCCGTAATCACCCGGCTCATGGATTCCTCACGAATAACCTGATCAGTCTTGCGTTCCCAGTCCCCCGCCACCGTCACCCGCTGCGATACTCCGTCGCGCTGTTGCTGTAGTTGCTCACCCGGCTGCACGGTGGGTAGGTTATTGCCCTGTGATAGCGTCTGACGCACAAAGGGTTTATCCGGCCTGCCGCCAGTAAAACCCACTTCAACCAGAGTACCGGCCGGGGGGAACTGGAACATGCCCGACTCCGCCCCCGCCATCGGCAGGGGAAGCGGCACCGCAGGGTAAACCGGCGTATCCGCTGCGGCCTGACCATCATCATCCAGCAATTGCAGATTCACGGCATAGCGGGGCCGGAACGGGTCGGCCATATCACCGCAGGTCACCGCCTCGCTTGGCCCCTCAACACGGGCCATTTTCGGCAGATGCAACCCGGCTGATAACTCCGGGTAAGCATTATCAATCTGGCGCTGGATGGGGGTTTTCTGCAACGGCTGGCCGGTGGTTTTATTGCGCGGCGTCCACGTTAACACCAAATCATCATTATTCAGCCGAACGGTGGTTAACCGCTGGCCATTCAATTCCACGCCGGGGCGCACCGATTGGATCATAGGCACGGTCATGGTATTGCCTGCCGCCGCTGCGGTGCTGAATTCTGACGGGATATCTATCGGTTTACCGGCGAACAATGAATGCTGCCAGCTGCCCACATAGACCGCGCCGTCGGGTAACTGGTACCAGACATAATCCACGATACCAAAGGCGTTGCCGATATTGGCCAACAACTGATAACCACTGCCGCTGTGGGTAAAATGCGGGATTGGCTTATCGTTATAGTCAGCGCTGGCGGCAAGCTGGAACGTCAGCCCGCTGTTATCGGTCAGCCAGTCGGCCAACTGGCGCAGGGTCGGGTGTTGCATCGATACCGGCCACATACGCTCAAAAATACCGGTTAACTCACGCACAAATAGCCGCTGTGCGCCGTTCTCTGCCGGTTGCGAACGCTCCACATAACCGGTAAACCAGCGCAATACCAATTCAGGGTAACCCGCATCCAGCCGTACCAGTTTGCCGGTGTAATCGGTAGTGGTTTCAGCGGTGATAAAGCCGCGCCCGCAGGCGTTCAGCTCCAGCACCAGAGTGGCATCAACCAGCGGCACCGTATCGCCGGACAGCATCAGCCTGCGGATAGGTTTCATGAGTCTGGCCCCAGTGCATCATTGACGGGCTTCAACACCTTGCGCTCAAACCAGCTTAACTGCTCGGCATCCTCGCCCGCCTCACTGCCTGCGGCCCCACTGCCTGCCGTCTGTTTTTGTGTGGCCGTTTTACCACCTGCGCGGGCTTCGCGTTTTTCTGACACACTCAAAAACTCTTTCAGGGTAAAGGTTACCAGCCACGCCATTTTGCCATCCTGTTTCGGGGCATCAATTGCGCCAGTAAAGGTGGCCAGCCGGAAATTAATTGCCTGCGCCACCTGATTAGCCACCCGGTATTTTTTCAGTGCGCCGCCTGCATCTTTGGTTTCAGCCAGTGCAAAAAGTCGGGTTAATACCTCCGGGGTACTGAATGGCACCATGCCGGAAATGCGTAATTCTTTGGCCTTGATGCCCTGCTCTGCCGTTGCGGTACTCGAAGTCTGGCCAGATTGGTCTTTTTCCTGAAATTGCATTGTTGGGGTCACGGTCAGCCCCTTTAACGGAATGGCTTCACCGTCCAGTGCCAGCATAACTATCTGTGTCATGGATCATCGCCTCCAGCGTGGTTACATCCTCTCCGGCAAATAAGGTGGCCAGAGTAAAAACAGCATCCTGCTGCGGTACGTTCTTTTTCATCTCGCTGGCCACCGTGGCCGCGCTGCCGCTGGCGGTAAATACCCACGCCTGCGCACTGCCTGCCAGCAAGCCATTTAACGCACTTTCCACACTGGACAGTGTCGCTGCCTTGGCACGGGTAAAACCGGACAATGCCGACGCCAGCCCTGCCAGATTAGCCCCCGCCCCAGCGGCATCTTTGGCCTGTGCAATACGTTGGGCATTAATGGCCATGCGACTGGTTGCGGTGGATAACAACTGCGGCAGCGGCAATCCGCTTCCGGCATTGGCCGGTAACTGCATTTTGGTGGTGGCCAGCGTTGCCGCCGTGCTGGCCATGCGGGCCACTTGCGAGAATACCGGTAAGGGCAGCACCGCAGAAAATTGGGTAAGTACCTGCATAAAGGCCGGGTGGTCAGTGGCGCAGACCATAAACACCACCACGCGCTGCTGGCCACCGCTGCCCGCCAACTTTCCCGCCAGATGATCCACGGCGTTCTGCGGACTCAGATAACTGCCCGATCCCTCACTACGGCCCACGCCATAAACCCACGGGTGCACCGGCAGCATGGCGCAATTGACTGCAGCCATGTTGCCGGGGATCGATAATGTTGCTTTACGCCACATTGGGGGATTCTGGCCAGTTGATGTCTGGCGCACTCACATCAATATCATCAAGCGCTATACGATATGACTTCCACAACTTCAACTCGTCAGCTTTATCTTGCCCCAGCTCAATTCGGTCTTTCAGTACATCGATTTCATCGCTTGCATCGCCAATTAACTTTGTCTTTTTTGCTTTTGCTTGTGCTGTAAGTGCAGCTTTTTTAGCGGCAATATCTATAGCTGACGGCGGTGGCAAATCAACCCAACCTGGCCTTCCTTTTATTACCCCGAGCACTTGACCCGGCGGGGGCATTTGCCGCCAATAAGTGGTATTTTCAGCGTCTGTGATATCGATCAAATCAGTTGGTAAATCTGCATGAAAAGTACCATCGTCAATCATGTACTGCGGATAAAACATTGAGTTTGCTGGGCTGAATTTTGCTTTTGTAATATTTGTCATATTAATTACCTATCGCAATAAAAAATACAGTACCGAACGTGGCTGCAGTTGTAATGCGGTCAAATGCAAAACCAGTAAATCCAGTAATCGTGGGATTAGCACCGAATGTGAAATAGTTTGCCCCACCGTAGCACGTGGCTGAAAAGCCGCGCGGGGGTGTGGTGAATGGGATTGCAAAATTAGCTGATACTGTGCTTTGTCCTGTACCGGGTGGCACCCCAACTGTGCCAAATTGTATCAATATTCCACCGGGAACATCCGGAATGCGGATGTAATCTATTGTGCCGAGTGAGCGCTTTGAGAATAAGCTCATCACAGCAGCAACGGTGGGAAGTAGTGTAGTGCTAGACCCCGCCGCCATTTCTGCGTTGGTCGCTGTATTCAGAACAGATGAATTACCCAGCCCAAGATTTCCCCGCGCCGCTAGCTTGTTGAGTACATCTGATAAATCAGAATCAGATTGTAATGCGTTAACTATTCGTGAGTCATTCCCCGCCGCTACTGTGCCCGCTGTTGTGCCTACCTCTAGCAATGCGGCACCTTTTATTCCGATGTTTTGCCGAAACAGTGGCACGTTGGCTATATCCGCACCGTTCCGGTCTTTGGCTAACCGGGCATTGGCATTTTCCATAGTAATCTTGACTGCTTTAAGTGTTGCCGCCAATGTTTCGCTATCGCTATCTACAGCACTACTTAACTGAATGAAACCCTTCTCACTCAGTGTGGCATCCGGGTGATCACGCGATTTCGCATGCTCTTTCAGTGCGGCATTGATATCGTCAATGGCTTTATCAAACGGATTTGCATCACGCTTATCTTCCTCCCCGGAAGCAGTAATTAACGCCAGCGGGGTAATGTAGTGGGCAAAGCCGTTGGCATCGGTGTAATCATCAAAATCCCCGGCACTATCTTTCACGCCAAGATGGATAATCGGTGCAAATTCACTTAACACGCTACCCTGATAACTGACATCGGCGTAAACCACATTACCGGTTGCGGCCTCAAGTAGCGCATCATCAGCCAGCAAAGCACGAATGCCGCCCACATAGGCCAGACCAGCCTTAACCCGGTATTTATCACCGTCTTTGCTCACTGAAAAACCGTCACCGAAAAAGGCGGCATGACCGTAATAATCCAGATTTGCCAGACGGCAAACCTCATCAATACCGCGCAGCCGGGCACTAAAATCAATCTGCCACGTTTGCGCCGATACGGTGATTTGGCTGGCCTCTGCGGCCCCGGCAAACTCCATTAAAAAAGTACGGGTGATGTTATTACCCTGCACCCCGTTAGTGGTGGCAATTTTCTGCTGTGCCGGGGTATGCACAATCATGCACAGGGTATTACTGGCGGCATCAACCAACCCAATCCAGTTAAAGGTAAAATCGCCCTGACGGGTATCCAGCACCACCGAATAGGCTACCGCTGAATCGTTAATCATGCCGTACTGCGCCACCACATCCCGATGCACAATCTGGCCATCAGCCGGAATGCCCTCATCCGGGTTAATGTCAGCGGCAGGATCAAGCCCCGGAACGTGGGCAAAAATAATGGTATCCGGGCGGGCCGGTAAGTTATTTAACACCTGCCCCGCTTGCCAGTGTTCAAATGCGCGGGTAATCACCGTTGCCATATCAATATCCTTATTTCAATTTTGCCGCATAGATTTCATGCGAATGCTGTAACTGGGTGGGTATCACTGCCACCGCGCCCTTAATCGTGCCGGGTGCGATCATTAATTTTGCGTGGTGGTTGCGGTATTCGTTGCTGAATTCCCCACAGTGCATCGTCACTGTTCTGGCGTTGAGCACTTGGAAAATGTAGCGGCGGCATGTGCGGCCATACTGGCGGATCAGCGCCATCATCAACGTGTTGTTTTCCGCTATCTGGTTATCATTCACCCGGATAAGAATGACGTCCCAGTCATGGCCAGGCTGGCGCTCCAGTTGCGTTATCACACCAATATCTAACCGCTTAAAGATGGCGCTGAATCCCGCGACTGAACCGGCATCAGCGGCGTTAATAAAAGCGTATTGCACTCGCTTACGAAACAGGCTCAACGGCTCACCGTTAAAGCGGTTGATATCGCGCTGATAGGCCAACACGTTCAACAACGGCACCGCGCAGGTGGCGGCATCCAACTGATTAAGCGGCCAATTCAGCCAGCCATTAACCCACTGCCAGTGCTGGCGGCACACCTGTAATAACTTGTTAGCCTCGCCTTTATCCATCCATGACGGCAGGCGCAGGCTTGTTAATCGGCTAATGAAATCAGGCATTTTCAATTACCACCGTTACGCTGTTCAGGCGCGGCACACTGAGTTCACTCACAATGTCCGTCAGTGAAAAACTCAATGACTCAATCAGTGAAAACGTCTTGTGCAGCTCCCGCGCCAGATTGGAAAATGAGAAACGGGAATAGGGCCACGTTTTAAGTACCGTGTAATTGCTGTTCTGACGAAAAGCACAGCGCACAAGGTTTTCACAGCCGCTTTCCAGCCCCGCCAGCTCATCAGCGGTTAAGTTCTGTTTGTTACTGACATACAGTGTCACCACTAAATCATGCTGGCTTTCCGGCAACCGCAGACACTGCATATCATCACCGTGTCCATGGTGGCCTTGCACGGTAATATGGTCATTGACCGCATCTATAAACGGCTGGGAGATCTCGCCGCTGTCCAACAGTAAATAGGCGTTGGCGGTACCCGGCCCACGTGGGGCATCGTGCAAGAAATAAATCCGGTCAATCGACAACCCGACTACCCCGGCTATCATGCTGCGGTACACCGCATCAGTGTGATAGCTGCCGACCAAGTTAAATTGATTGCGGCAGCGTTCACGAAAATCATCATCTGACTCTTTATCAGCACCCGGCACCGTTAACCAATCGCCCTCGCTTTGCGCCCGTTCAATGCCTGGCACTGCCTGCGGCAAGATACGGTAATAGCCGGGAGCCAGATTAAACGCCCCGCCCACCTCAGCGGCGTTCACCGCGACCAACCCACTGGCGCTACCGGCAGCAATGGCGGTTTCAACACTGACCACCACGCTGTAAATTTTGCCGTTAATACGCTCGGTCTGAATAATCGTCCCGGCTGGAATAACCACATCTTGCTGAATATCAGCTTTATAGAAGCGGATCATGCCGATGGCGGCGGTAGGCGGCTTACGGCTGGTATTCACGCCCCAGCCAAATACCTCTAAAAATGTGCCACTGGCGGTGGCCAGATACATATTGGCCAGCACGGTATTGATTAGCACCTCTTTGAGCCACAGCACCGGGCGGGTGACAAGGGTTTTTATCAGCCGCCAGAACGGGGACATATCGGAGGTATTGGTCACTAACCCCTCTGCCGCGACCAGCTCGTCAAATTTTAGCCGAATATCTGTTTCAGTGGTCGGCATCCCACTGTCTTTTAATACCTGTTCATAATCTATTTCAGGCTTATTACTCATAATCCGCACTTACCGTAATCGGGCCGAAATCGTAGGTATCAGCCGTTACCCATAGCCGTGTTGCCGTTTCTTCATTCACCACCACCGTACCGGGAATAATGCGTTCATCATCTTCAACTAAAATAACCAACTGAGTGATAACATCTGCGCGTAATGTCGGGCTGCGTTCAGCAATTAACCGGGTGGTTAAGCCACTTTCAATAATGGCGTGGATACAATCCTGACCAATGCTAATCCGGTTATTGCATAGAGTCGGTTCATTACCGGTATTTAATACAAAGTCGCCGTCTTTTATCAGCAGGTCGATATACATCAATTCCGTCATTAATTTAATTCCTGCCATTCCATTAGCTGCTCTGGCGTCATGCCACCCTGCATATTAATATTCACGTTCTCAAACCGCTTACTGTTATCGGTCACCGTTTTGGCGTTATTGCTGATTTCTTTATTAATCCCGCCCTTTTCAATATTTTGGATCTGGCCACCGGTTAATAAATTATTGGCTGAACTGATTGGGCTACTTTCCTGTGAAGGGATACTTTTCGCCTCAATATTTACACCGGGGATATAATTCAGTTTATCGATGATCCAATTGTAAGTTTCGGCAAAGGTACTTTTCAGCCAGTCCCATAATCCACTGAACACATTGCCAATGGTATCAGCCATGGCACTGATACCGGCCAGTGGTGATAACCCGGTGATAGCCGATACCAGCCACTCCCACCCAGCAACAATACTTTTCCATACAACACTAAATACGGCCCCAACTGCGGTCACTACCCCGGATAACCACTGGAAAGCCGCAGTGTCAGCAATGGCCGCTTTAATCTCATCCCAGTAGGTAATCAAGTAATAAATACCTGCCGCCAACGCAGCAATGGCCACAATGATAAGCAGGATAGGCCATGTCATGAAACTAAAGGAAATGCCCGCCGATATTGCCGCCATACGTACCGCCAGTAACACGCCGCGCATAATCTGCATGGTGGCGTTAACAGCGATGATTGCCGTGTTATATAACCAAATAGCCGCCGTGTGGATTTTTGTCACCGCACACAATGCGCCCCACAGCAGTTTTAACCCCATCCAGATAAACATGCTGATCCCCATCACCATATTGGCGATGGCCCCGGCAGCGGCAAAACTCAGCAACGCCAGCATGGCATAACCGATCAGCCGCGCGATATTGGGGAATAACTGCATCCAGCGGGCGAACCTCTCGCCGATTTCAGACACGCGGTTCATGATGGGATACAGCACAGGTAACAGGGTTAAGCCCAAAATTACCCGCATTCCCGTCCAGATAGCCATCAGCCGTTCCCATGGGTCGGCCATTTTCTTGGCCATCTCACCGGCCCGTTTCATCCCGTCATTACTGCCCAGCTCACCGATATTGCGTTTCAGTAAATCGACATTGCCGTATAGCTGTTTAATAACATTGGCACCATCACCAAAGGCTTTATCCAGCTCGGCCTGTGCCTTTAAATTGCCCTCAATGGTTTTACCGTAGCGGCCTTGTAACTTATCCAGCATTTCCGGCATGGTCAGCATCTGACCGGAGGCATTCACAAAGCTCAACCCCAGCGTTTTTGCACCGTCTGCGGCCCCCTTCATAAAGTTTTCATAACTGCCGCTGGCTTCGGTTCCTAAGGTTTTTTGTAACTGACCCAATACGGCAAATTGCTCATCAATGCCGACACCGTAGTTAGCGCCAACCCCTTTTGAACCGGCCATCAAGTCAGCCATAGTCTGCATACTGACGCCAAATGACTGCGCCATATATGCCGTTTTACCGGCCACCTCTTCGGCAAACTTCACTTTACCTATGCGGGCGGCGTAGCTGTCAAATTGGTTATACATTTGCCCCATGTAGGCGGCGGCTTCGCTGCCAGTGGTTTTCATGCCAGCGGCCAACACATTGGTGGCCAGGGTGAAGCGGGGCAAATCCCGGTCCGACAGCGTACCGATTGCACTGCGCACGTCTGCACTTGAACGCACAACATCCACGGCGCTGCGGCCATACTGCATACTGAATTTCAGGGCGTCAGCGCTCATCTTTTGCAAGGCGCTATCACTCACGCCCTTGGCGCTGGCCTCATTAAGCGCGCCGGCAAATTCAGCTGCGGGTCCCAGTGCGCCCTTCATTCCCTGTACGACACCGAACAGCGCGGCCCCGCCAATGGCAATTTTACCGAAAGCCGCCTGAGAACTTTCCGCAAATCCTTTTACAGAGGCTTGCACGGATTTTAATGGCCGTGTGATTTTATCAATCATGCTTAAGGTAAAATCGAGACTTTTCATTAATCGCCTTTAAATGCCAGACCAATTCCATTGGCAATAGAAATACGGGTATTATCCCAATAACGGTTATCTAACCAAACGGCACGGGCCAGACTCTCTATATCGTCATTTTCATGCGGCAGATAATGACGACGCAGAATAAGAAATTGTTCAATAGAATTATTGTCAATTGCCCGTAACCGTTGTGTTAGTTTTTTACTTCAATTTCCAACTCAGGCGCGTAAACCTTATTGACTTTATCAATCAATTGCAGTGCGGCACCGGGCATTTTTAAAATCTCATCCAATGCGTCTTTGGTTTCTTTACTGATAATACGGCGCAGATATTTAAATGCCGGGGCAATTTTATTTTCCATGCCCACATCATTAATAAAACCATTATAGGCGGTAGTATTCGGTTCAAAAATAAGTTCAACACCCCCCACCACTAATACAATCTTGTTTTTTTCAGCCATGTTATTTATTCCCTTGTCGTAAAGTGATTTCATTAATCAGTTGATTGTGTCGCGCCGCGCATAATGTATATAGGTTGCGATAGGCGCGTAATGCAGTATCAAAATCATTACCGGTAGTCCCGGTTAATCGGGGTAATACAGTGGAGCATTTAGTTAGCTGATTTTCCTGATAAGGTACGTTCGGCGGCGTCACTGCTCTCGTTGAACAGCCGGACATAGTCATCAGTAGCACACACATTAGTAAACACCGGCTTAATAATTTCCGTATGGATAACCGGCTGGTACTTATCACCCTGCTGGCGCAACGCTTCCAGCTTATCTTCAAGTTGCCGGGCTGAATCACTGGCTATGCCCTCCGAAATTGTTCGGCCCTCTTCTGCCGCTTTATTGGCGGCGCGGGTAATACTCAGTTCAATGCGGTCATGCTGCAAATCATTGAGATACCACCCGGCGACAAATGCCGCTGCAATCAGCGCCAATATCTTGGCCATCAGCGAACCCCGTTATGCTCAAGGCTAAAGTGGTTGCCATCGGGATTGGATTTGAAGCGCCCGCCCCAACTGCCGCCCAGTTTTTCCCACTGCTCACCCAAAGGTAAATAGGCTTCGCTTTTGGTCTGATATACCCCGTTGATGAACAGATTAAAATCCACTGCCAGCCGCGAGGTATGCAGGCTGTTACTGATACCGCTGCCCGTTTTGGCATTCAGTTTGGCTTGCTCCGGCGTGCGGTAGGCCTCACCCAAGGTCAGGCGGTAGCCCCGCTCCCCGGCCCAGCTAATCAACTGCGCAATCAGTTGGGTAAATAACTGCTGCTTCTCACTTAATGTCATGGTTTCTTTCCCTTTAATAAACTGCTCCCCCGGCGACGTAACCACAGCTCAACCGCCTGATGCCCGGCAATACCTGCCGCAGCCCCTAACCCGGTTACCGCCAGCGGAGAAATCCCCGGCACCCAAACCAATACTGCCGCCGCTGCCACCGAGGTGGCTGATCCCAATATCACCCGGCCCACAAACAGCCGGACAGTGATTGGCTCATCACTGGCCAATACCTTTCCCAGTGCAATCAGCCCACCTAAAATGGCCAGTCCGAGAAAAGTTTTTTCATGTTCCTGCATCCTTGCCCCCTAGCCGATCAGATTGCGCGTGGCGTCTTCTTCCAGATACGGAATGCCGTTAATGCGCACAAAATCCGGGCTGGTAATGAAATACTTAATTTTGTGGGTCAGTACCGCCCCGCCTTTCGGGTCAACATCCAGCACTGAATCAAATTTCAATTTCACGCCGAACACTTCCACCTTTAACTCCTCTTCCCCGGTTTTGGCGTAGAACAGGATGTCAAACGCCGGGATACCGCGCCACGAACCCGAACGGGAAGCTTTAGCGGTCAGTTGCTGCAACACTTTGGTACTGACTTCAATATCCCCTTCGCCACCCACATCACCTTTCACGTCGCCATCCGGGACTCCGTTGGTCTGTGCCGGGCCGCTGTTATCGGAAATTGTCAGCCCAATCTTTTCAACGTGGATCAGGTCACCGTCCATGTTCACATCAACCGATTGACCAGAAATACGACTCATTGGCTATCCTCCAGTGCGGTATCCAACATCAAACTGACGGTGATACTTTTCGGGCATTCATACGGACGAACCACGATATAAATCTCCACTTTGGTGGCGGTGCGCCACGTAATCACCACATCCCCCTCTTTCGGCGGTTTTACTTCGCCGGGGAAAGTGATCCCGTTAATCTGTGTACTGCGGGCCATTTCGCGTAATACCTTGGAAAAATAGGTTTTATGCGCGGCAATGCTGCCGGGGGTACTGTTCAGCGCCCGGTCCGCAATCTTGGCGATCGCCTGCAAGCGAATACGCCGGGCCGCTTTATCAACAATACGCAGGTACTCAATCACCTGATAATCTCCGCCCTCGACATCCAGCGTGCGGCCATCGGCCCAGTACATACCGTCATAATCCGGGTACCACATTGGTACCGAATAACGCAGGGTTTCCAGCGCCTGTAATGTGGCCAAATCCAGCGCTACACCTTTACCGTCCACTGGCTGCGCATCACTGCCCATTTCCAATAGCGGGCCAGTGGCCACACGGGCCGGGCTGTCGGCAACGGTCACGGCACGGCTACATAAACGCCCGGCCAACACCCCCGGCTCATTGCCCCACAGACGTGGCACCAGTTGCACCGATGACGCCGCAACGCCCTGCTGTAATGCTGCCAATCGAACTAAATACTCCGGCCAGCCCTCTTCGACCTGAGGACCATCAACAGCCAGCACAAACCACACCCAGCGGCCAAACTTGGCCAGCAATTCAGCCCGCAGGCTGGCGGCGGCGGTAATGGTGGCTTTATCGGCAGGCAGCACGACCACCACACCCTCGACACTGGCCACCAACTGTGCGGCTCTGACTGCCGATACCCACGCCAGTGGATCAATCTCTGCATTTTTTGCAGGCTCAGCAATTACATGCACAAAGCCGTTCCAGTTCTGGCCTGCATTCAGCATCGCAGCGTTGACACAACTTTTTACCGTGCTGGTATCCGTGCCTAACAACACATCAAAATCCGTTTGTGTGTTTACCGCTAATGTTTTACCGGCGTTCACCTTGCCGGTACCGATATACAGCACAGCCCGTTCTATCTCTTTGGTTTCGCCCTGTAACTGGTTTTTTTGGTCAATATTTACCTGTGGCCAACTCATCGTCACCCCTTAATGTGTTGCACGTATCACGTGCCAAATCCTATGGCCTGCAACTGCCGCGCCAAGGCTTTATTAAAATCTTCATCGTTCATACCCAAAAACTCACGCGCCGGGACATCCACTGTCCATGTTGATTTAGCAGCCTTGCCACTTAACTCCCGGATCAGCAAACCGGCCTGATCAAAACGCATGTTTCCGGCAATTTCTTTATACGGCGGCTTACGCCATCCCTTGCCCTTTTTGACCTTGTACCCCAACGCCCGCAGTCGTTTGGCCTGTTTTATAGTGGCCTTCCGCTCTGGGTCAGTCGTCTTGGCCACCGCGCTGCGATTAACCGTGACGTTCATGCCATTTTGCTGGCCATACCCCACCACGCCCGCCGGTACCGGTTTTTCACCGTTGCGATACTGGCCACCCTGCAAATACAACCGGACGGCCTCAATCTCCGGCATTTCACGGATATGCATCAATTTCGGCATGTTGCGCAGCATCTTGCCGCGCTGGTTGGTCTGTCGCCCCTGCCACGGCGTGCCATCCGGTGATTGTTGGTTACGCACATTACGCTTGGCGGCAACCATCACCCCGTACTTGGCCAGCCGCCATAACAGCCGCTGGCGCTTTTTAGGCGGCAATTCCAGCCGTTTAAGTGCCTCTCGCAACACAGTTAACTGCGTGGTATTCAGCTCACCGTTAATCATAATCAGCTTTCACCCAGTGGTGCGCCGCGGGTATCAGCGCCAAATATTGTGCCCTCAGTGGCCAGCCATAACTGCGGATCGGTCAGTCGCCATCTGGCCCCCATAAAGGGGATATCCCCGGCGGGATCTTTGGCGATACTCAGTGATTCCGTAATCCCCATCGACACCACCACCATGGCGGTTTTATCGTCGATCACATCGATATCAATACTGGGTAATTCCGGCACCGGCCCATGGTCGGGCGCATTCTCAATCATCCAGACAAGCAGCAATGCACACAGGTTGCGCGGGTCATAGTCACGGTAAGGAAAGCGGCCCCAACTCAGTACCGCATCAAACTGCATCAACGCCAGTTGATACTGCTCCAGACCTAAATCCCGTTGCGCCGGAATAAAACGCAGCGCGTCCATGTCGCTGTTAAATTCCAGCTTACGCAGCCGCTGCGGTAAATTGTCCTGCACAAAAGCGGTTAGTGAGTGTAATTTGCTCATATCTGCCTCACTGTGCAGCGGCCCACACCTTTCATATTGCGCAATACTGTGCTGGCCTCTGCCAGCAGGCGGCTGCGGGTTTCGGGGTTTTCCTGCCCGGCATTGGGTACCCGGCTAAACTGCGTCGAATACTCCCCCAGTAAATCGGCTTTGGCACGGGCAAAGACGGCCTTTTTATACTGGCTAATCAGTGCCGTTTGCCCGTTCATCGCCACGCCCGGCACCGCTGTGGCCTGTTGGTACCCCTTGGCCACGTATCCCGCAGCCACCACGCGCAGGTCTAAATTCACTTCGGCCACGCTGGCCAGCAACGCATCGGCTTGCGTATCGGCATCAATATCCGCCGGAATACTGCGGTTACGCTGAAACTCGCTTAAATTGAGGTCTGGCCAAAATCCGTCATTGGTCAGCTCAACATCCTGATAATCAATTTCTTTTCCGTTAAACATACAGCTCCCGAAAAAAGCGGGCAGACCGGTTTCCACGGCCTGCGAACGAATGTTGCAGCCTCCACCGCGCCCGCTTTGGCTCTCGGTAGTTGTTATTATTCTTTTTCTAGCATCCGTAATCGTGCGGCAATCCGTTGCCGATGTGTTTTGACACCACACCCCGGATGGAAGGTATTCGCCTGCGCCAGTAGTGCATCAGCCTGTTGCAACGTGGCCACATCCTCTATGGCACTGGGCAACGGCTCCCCGTTGTCATTACGCAACAGCATCAGCCCGGCAAACTTGAACCATTTGGCGCTGGCCTGCTCCGGAATACGCCAGTTATCACGCACGTTGTCGAATACCCGCGAGAAATACGGCTCACTACTCTGGCCCGCATCCGTGCTGGCCTCAGACCACGCCAACATGCTATCGGCGACAAAGTGAGAAATACTGCGACGCTTGCCAAAAGGCGTTATCTGCCGCTGCTCTATGGCGATGTCTGCCCAGTCAAGCGCCAGATCAAAGTCCCCAACATCAAACAGCCAGGCAATGCAGTAGGTGAATACCGGATTGCTGTAGACTTCGCCTGCCGCCAGATAGGTTTCCACGCTGGGTAACCAGCGGGGCAGCAGTTCCCAGCGTTTCAACTGCACTTTCTCAGCCATTGTCAGCCCATGCAGCCGTTGAGCATCATTATCGATAGCCATCTTTTGCAGGTGCATACTGGCCACTCCGACCAGTGCCTCATGATTGTTTAGCTTACGCTGCGCCTCAATCATGGCCGTATGACGCTGGGCCGGTGATAAAGCCATGATTGCCCCCTTACTCGCCTACTTTCGGATCACTTGGCTCTTTGATTTCACCGATGGTTACGGCGGATTCATCAATAGCGGCGTACAACTCTGGGTACTCAACTGCATAGCCCTCATTACGCAGATATTTATTTTCAAACTGCTTACGATCTTCAACAAATTCAGCTTTGCGCTGACGCGTGCCACGTTGAGTGTAAATATGTAAGTTGGCCAGAGTGGTTACCGTCATTCGTTTACCCGGCATAAACGGCGGTACCATTGCAGGGCGTCCGGCGATAGAGTCAGACAGCATCTGCGCGGCAATTTTCTCTGTCGGGCGATCAGCTTTTTGATACAGCCGATACTGCTCAGCCGCCACCAAATCAGCCCCGACCAGCACCACTAAACGAGGGTCATTACGGTACTGCTGCGGAATTTTGGTGTTAATCAAGTCGGAAGCCATCGCATCCAAAGACTTGTAATCGCCCTGCTCATCCAATGTGACCGGCGTCGAAATGATTTGCTGGCCCTCTTTGTATTTACGCACCAACTCATGCCAGCCAACGTTAACGTCTTCCCCATTAGGGTTCGCGGTGGGATCGGTAGACTTGGCCACACTCTTGCCGTTAAAACCGATACGCAACATATCCAGTGCAAAGGACTGATTAGTAAAATCCTGCATACGTTGGAAAAATTCGTTTTCATCACCGGCGTTAGCCCAAACGGACAGCATGGCCCACGTCAGTGCGGCACCGGAGTCTGTTTCAACCAGCTTATATTCGTTACCGGATACACCTGTTGGACGGATAAAACGGCCCCCCTCTGTACGCCCGGTAAAAATCCCCGGATTCCCTACGGCAACGACTTGCCCCTGAAGCTGGTCAACATCGACCACGGTGATCATGTTCAGAAAATCGGCGCGCTCCAGTAATGCATCCCGCAACAGCGTTTCTTTCGGATCGGTGAGTGAAAAATAACGCGACGTATCATTGACGTTATAGGACTGCGATAATTGAGCGCTGTATGAGTCAATATATTGACGCGCCCTTTGATTTAATTGCATAGCTATCCCCCACCTTTACGGTGAAATAAAATGTTTTCTAAAAGGTGGTATAAATTAAATAAGGTGCTTAAACGGTTTTTTACCGTCACCATTAGGCGCACGTTTTGGCAATGTAGTGATTTTATTTTCCAGTTTACCAAAGTTCTTAATAATACCCGGAAGATTATTACGCAATTTTGCAAAATCTTCGGTATCCACCACTTCCTTTACCACTTCAACATCTGCAACAACCTCTTCTACTGCGGTGTCCGTCGCATCTGTTTTATTTTCCAGTGACAACACTCGTGCTTCTAAATCGGCAACTGCCTGTGCCAATACTTGGATCTTATCGTCTGGCGCTGTGGCTGTTTCCTCGCCCGGCTGTTCCTCGTCCTGAATATTAAACAGACTGCGCCATTTACTTTTATTTTTACCTGCTGCCATTTCTCTAGCCTCTTTAATCGGTGTGACTTCATCAATAACTAATGGCTTTAGCGCGCCATAACGTTTGTTTTTATTACGGCTGTTAAAACGCATTCTTTCGGTGTAAACACTGGCGGGTTCATCTGTCACCCCTAACCCTTCCAGATAACTTTTTCCCGTTCCTCGAAAGTTGCCGTCAGGCGTAAACTCAGCGGAACAGAAAATCAGTTGTCCGGCCACATTGGCCTGCATAAGAGAGAGGTTAGGACAGAGGCGGGCGTAAAGTCGCATAATGCCCTCGCCGTCTTCCTCACTCATTAATTCCAGTACCTGCCCCATATTCCCAAAATTGCGGGAATGTTCAGGCCACAACAATGCGGTATACAATTGCGGGTTATAGGTTTCTGCGGCGTCAGTAAGCCATTTTCGTTTAATTTCACGCCCATCAACGGTTTCCCCCTCAGCGCAAACACAAATCCAGCCAGTCATTAAATGTGAATTAGACATAACCCTACTTTTAAATATTGTGTTTGTTTCGAGATAGGCAGTATTGCGGATTATTTTAATCGACGCACTCACCCTATTTCGGTTTGATTCGGATATAACCCGTTAGCCGAATAAGACCGATTTATTAATAACGTTTATCCGAAATAAACACCGCATAATTACGTTTATGGCTAAACACTCTCAAACTATTATCGGTGTGGCGCGTTCACTTTACTTACAACGGTGGACACCGAAAGAAATCGCCAATGAATTAAATCTGCCTAATGCGCGGATTATTTACTATTGGGCACAGAAATGGCATTGGGCTGATATGCTCAGTCATGAAAGTATTGAGGAGGCAATCAACCGCCGTATATTGGTGCTGGCCAATCGCGATAATAAAAATGAGCTGGAATTAAAAGAGATAGACAGCTTAATCGCCCAGCACTGCAAATTAATGGCGCAGAAGAGTAAACACGCGGAAAAACTGGCGGCAATTAAAGCGCAGACACAAGGCAGTTATGCCAGCGGTGAAGACGCTGCTGCGCGGGATGATAATGGCAGCGGGAAACGTAAATACCGCAAAAATGATATTTCAGGCATTCAACAGGAAGAACTGGAGCTGTTTGCCGGGGAAACGCTGTTTTTCTATCAGCAGTACCTGCGGGCCAACAAACACCACGCTATCCGCAATATCCTGAAAAGCCGCCAGATTGGGGCAACGTGGTATTTCGCCTTTGAAGCACTGGAAGACGCGATTATGAGCGGCGATCCGCAAATATTCCTGTCTGCCTCCCGTGCGCAGGCCGAAGTATTCCGCTCGTATATCGTTAATATCGCGCAGCAGTTCTTTGGGGTAACACTGACCGGCAACCCAATACGCCTCAGTAACGGCGCGGAGCTGCGTTTCCTGTCTACCAACAAGAACACCGCCCAATCCTACAGCGGCCACCTGTATTGCGATGAATATTTGTGGGTACCGAATTTCGCCAAATTAAATGAAGTGGCCAGTGCCATGGCCACCCATGATAAATGGCGCACCACCTATTTCTCCACACCCAGCGCCAAGACCCATCAGGGTTATCCGTTCTGGACGGGTGAAGAGTGGAAGCAAGGCGACAAACAGCGCAGCAAAATCACCTTCCCTGAGTTCGATGAGTACCGCGACGGCGGGCGGCTCTGCCCCGATGGCCAGTGGCGCTATGTCATTACCCTAGAGAACGCGATAGACGGCGGCTTTAATCTGGCCGATATCGAGCGTCTGCGCAATAAGTACAACCGCGACACCTTTAACATGCTCTATATGTGTGTGTTTGTGGACAGCGGCGACAGCGTATTTAAATTCCATATGCTGGAAAAATGCGGCGTCGATATTGAGATGTGGCAAGACCATGATTTCAGTGCGCCACGGCCATTCGGTAACCGCGAGGTGTGGGGCGGCTTTGACCCGGCCCGCAGCGGTGATACCTCAACCTTTGTCATTATTGCCCCGCCTCAGTTCGAGGGTGAACGCTTTCGGGTACTGGCCACGTTCTACTGGCAGGGGCTGAACTTTAACTATCAGGCCAACCAGATAAAAGAACTGTTTCAGCGCTACAACATGACCTACATCGGCGTAGATATCACCGGGATCGGCAATGGCGTATTTGAGCTGGTACAGAACTTTGCCATGCGCCAAGCGGTGGCCATCCACTACGGGCTGGAAAGTAAGAACCGGCTGGTCATGAAAATGGTGGATGTGATTGAAAGCCAGCGCCTTGAATGGGACGCCGAAGCCAAAGAGATCCCGGCGTCATTTCTGGCCATCCGTCGCACCAGTACCGCCAAGGGCGGCGGCATGACCTTTGTTGCAGACCGTACCAAAGAAACTGGCCACGCCGATGTATTTTTCGCCATTGCCCACGCAATAGATAATGAACCGCTCAACTTTGAGCACCAACGTAAATCCACATGGAAGACGAGCAAAGCCGCATGAAGAAGAAACAGTACTGCCGCGCCCCAGTGCCCCATACCGCCCGCAACATGAGCATTATCAGTTTGGGCAAACCCGAACCGGTTTTAACCACCGGCACCGATTATCAAGACATCTGGTATGACAGTGATTTTGACCACTACAGCCAACCCATTGACCGGCTGGCCCTTGCTCAACTGGTTAATCTCAATGGCCAGCACGGCGGCGTTCTCTATGCCCGGCGCAATATGGTGGCCGCTGACTATGTCGGTGGCGGCCTGACCCATGAGGAACTAAAAGCCGGGGTGTTCGATTATCTGACCTTTGGTGATGTGGCTATTGCCAAGGTGCGTAACGGCTGGGGTGACGTGGTGGCACTGGCTCCGCTGCCCTCGCTTTATTTGCGGGTGCGTAAAGATGACAGCATTGTGATTTTACAGAAAGGGGAGCCGCTGGTTTATGGCCAGGAAGATGTGGTTTACCTCAAACAGTATGACCCGCAACAGCAGGTGTATGGCCTGCCGGATTATATCGGCGGGATTCATGCCGCCTTGCTCAACTCCGAGGCCACCATTTTTCGCCGCCGCTACTATCACAACGGGGCGCATACGGGCGGGATTATCTACACCAATGACCCAAATCTCAGCACCGAAGTGGAAGACGAGATTATTAAAAGTCTGGAACAAAGCAAGGGGATCGGCAATTTCAGCACCTTGTTTGTCAACATTCCGAAAGGCGACCCGGAAGGGATTAAATTTATTCCGATTGGCGATATCAGCGCCAAAGATGAATTTGCCAATATCAAGAATATCAGTGCGCAGGATATTTTGACCGCTCACCGTTACCCGGCAGGGCTGGCGGGCATTATTCCCAGCAATAGCGCGGGATTGGGTGACCCGGAAAAGGCGCGGGCAACCTACCGCAAAGATGAAGTTATTCCGCTGCAACGCATGATTATGGACGCTATCAACAGCGACCCACAGATCCCGGCGCATTTACACATTAAATTCGACATTGAAGATACACAATCGGGTGCGTCATGAGCAGAAACACGGTAAAATTCCAGAAGTTCGCCACTTTTGGAGCCAGAAACATGCGAGTGATGAAAGTCTTATGCCCTGAATGCGGTGGCGCGGCCATTATCCGAAAAACCAACCGTAAACATCGGCAGATTTCAGATTTATATTGCGCCTGTAATGATGTGGAATGTGGCCACACTTTTGTAATGAACGTGACCTTTTCACACACCATTAGCCCCAGCGCTAAAACCGGGGATAAACTGATTAAAACCGTTATAGATTCCATGAATCCACAACAACGGCAAATGTTCTTAGATTTACTGCAAAGTTCCGCAGCCTGAAATATCGCCCCCGCTAACTGGGGGTATATTCCCCCGCTCCAACATGTTACGCCTCGCATCCTCGGATAACTCAGCAATCCAAATTAGTGCGATTTGCCGATCTCGGCTTACGCAATGATCATCAGCGACCATTCGTGCAATCAGTTCTATACGTTCAAATATCACTGATTCACAAAGTGAATCTGTCACGATGCCCCCTTTACAATTTAGTTTACTGTATGTTTATACAGTATCATATAAAATGAAATATGGGGTACTACTAACCCCATAATTTTTAATAGATATCAGACATACATCAATTCCAGTCTGGCCAACGCTGATGTTCTGGCCGTGGGGCTACCTCTTCTAATCGGCCATTCTTTAGCCTTACTGAACGATCACCGTAAAATTGCAAGCTGCTGCCCCGTTCCAATATCGCGATTTCCTCTTCATCACCCCAAAAACCTCTAAGACGTAATTCTTGTGATAATCGTTGCCGGGCATCCGGCGTACAGTTATTGACAGAACTCCTAGCGGCGGCGTTGCCGCCAGAAAAATCCAACCCCCCGGCCTGCGCTGCGCTTTCGGCCAACTTCGGCACAATCTGCCACTTAACCAGACGGGTGCAAACGGCGGAGTCCTCCCCCAGTAACGGCGAATAGATACCCAAAACCCGTTTAACGTCTTCGGCGTAGATGTTGCCCATTTCGGTGATTTCATATGACAGGCGCACGGTCAAACAATCCCGGCTCACCATCGGCCCCCCCTGAAACTCGGTGTAGGCGTACCAGTTGCCCACATCAGCGGCAAAACGCACGTTATCCATATCCTGATCCGGGAGTATTTTCCCGTCTCCGGGCAAGCGGCGTAACTCGCGCCAGACAGTGACCGGCGCACCACCGATTTGCTGAAACTGCCGGATACGCCAACGGCTGGCCCATGCGGTAACGGCTTTGGCCATGTCTCGCGCATTACCGCCCGTCTCGCCGTCTTCTTCTTCGTCGAGTGCGTAACCGTCGATATTCTTTGAGATATATTTCGCGATATAGCCGGTTGCACTGCCTTTGGCCGAATCAATGGGTTCAGCATGGAAACGGGCTTTCAGTGCTTCGGGGCTTTGTAATGTCTCGGAATCTTCTAACCGGGCGTAATAGCAAAGAATGTCACGCACCTGATCAACGTGTTGCGGCAGCATAAACAGCAACACATGCCAGTGTGGAGTGCCATCGTGATGCGGCTCTACCACCCTAAAACCAAAGACATTAATCCCGGCGCGGGCAATGGCCGCACGGGCTTTAGCCCATACGCTGCATAAGTATTTTTGTGTCTGCCGTGGGCTGGCCCCATTCCAGTTAGTAACAAAGCCGCCACCGTGATAAACCGCATGATATTTAGATGGGGCGGTAATAGTGTAAAACTCCCCCACGCAGCCCATTTCATTGGCTAAATCTTCAAAACCTCGCATTCTGACCATCAGTTCACATCTCCGTATTGCGGGATTGGCGTTGCTGCCATTTACCATGTCTTCTAACGAAACCCGTTCACCGTCCTGATTTTCCAGCTCAAACGCTTTGAAAAACTCCCGGTTACGCCGCTTCTGCTCTACCCATTCGGCCATAGTTGAGCGGCTAACATAGGCTGACGCTGATTTCTGTACTTGTCCCACCGCAATGGCCATATGTTCCCGGCGCACATCACGCAGGCGTTTTAAACGCACCCGCCACCAATCCGGTGACATCATGCGCAATAGGCCGGATTCAATTTTTCGCGGGTTAATTGTCTTGCGGCTGGAAGTGAATTCGCGCCAGTACGGCGGTTCAGTCCCCACTTGTTTGCATAACCCAACAAGGCATCTGTATGCCCGTTGGGTGCGCTTCCAGAGTTCTGTTGGGTCGCTGCTCTGCCCGGTGAAATTACGTTCGATATAGTCGGTAAAACTCTCAGACATAAAATCAACCACGCGGTGGGACAGGTTGCGTAACTCATCACGGCCAAACGATGGCAGGCGTTCTAAATCGTCGGCAAAGGGCCACGGTAAAAAGCCGGGCGCTTTAATGACTGGCTGATACTGACGATTAACCATTTGTAGACGTGGCAATACATTCTCGCCCACCGTAGTGCGTAAGAATGTATTGGCATGGCGACGGCCTTTTGATTGGTACAGGTTGGAGTAGCGATCACCAAAATAACGGGCCAGAAATTGGGGCATCCCGCCTAAATACTGGCTGCGCCATTGGTGGTCGGTAGGGTTCTGAACAAAGAGTTCGTCTTCGGTGATGCTGATATCTTGCGGGCGGCGTAGCCCCTCCGGCTCCCGGCTGAACTCGCCATTAAAAGGTAAAGACAGGGATAAAATATCCCCGTCCATAAAGTCATTTACTGGGCGCTGGATAGTGGTGGTCATTCGCTCCAGACCCGTCCACGACTCATGTTTTCCGCAACCTGTCGCAATAACTCGACAATCTCAGTTGAAGACATTCCCTTATTAGCAATATCAGTGGCCATCCGGTCAAAATGACCAGACAATTTAACAAGGGTGTCTATCCGCGCCTCTTTTCTGGCTATTAGCAAAGCATGCTGACGGGACTCAGCTGCGGCCCGATTACTCATTTCCTGCCCTACTGTTTTGTACATATGCATGTTGTTTACTCCGAATTTAAGTAATAAAAATCCCCGGCCACCGATGGGAGGCCGTTGGTATTTAGGGTGTTGGGTTAATTAATGCAGTTGTTTGGTAATGCTGGCTGACGCACAAGAGTGGTTAATTTGCGTCAAGCCGTGGATCTCAATGGTTCTATTCCACCAGTTATTAATCATGCAGGTTAAAGAGCCTAATCCCAGCCAACCGGACATATGATAAATGGCCCGGATAGAGGCCAGCGCTTCGACCTGATCACTATTTGATTCAGCCTCACGATATGCCCGGCACCAAAATGCGACATGAGCAGAAAACCATTGATGTGGGTTGGTCAGATGAATGGTGTCATTAAACATTAGTGGCTGTAATTCGACGCTGTTACCCGCTAACCGACATTTACCCAAGAAGAATTGCGCGTAATTATGGGCCACGCCCCAATGGCTAAAGTCGTCTAACAGGCCATTTCTATCTACTGATATTGCTTTCATCTTGCTTCCTTAATTATCGGTGTAATGCATATTGGCCATCGATTGGGCTGCAATCATTTCCGGGCCGTAAGTCTTGATAGGTGCCGGTTGATTGGGCAACTTCCCGCTACATTTGCTTTCTTTCACAAAATCCAACGAACCCACTTGGCCGAATGTATCTACCAGCGCTCGCAATCGCTGAATCCCTCGCTGTAACTGGTGTAATTCTTCACGGGAAAAATCATCCCACATATACCGGCAGTGCTCTGATTTCATACCTGCGGAGTGGAGTAAAATTCCCCGGTGCTGTGCCGGGAGTTTTTCCCATATCACCCTTGCCCGGCTGTGACTACCGGTCACTTTGTTACGGACAATAGCCAACCATTTACTGTTATTAGCCGACATGGTTACCCCCTCAATCCCATCAAACGGAACCACCACCGACGGCGTTTACCTTTAAAAATGGGCTTACGTGATTCCCCTAGAAACGTCACTCGACTGGCGCAGGGTTGCCAGCGCTGGCCGTTTGGTAATTCAATCCAGCCGTGGCCAAAATGGTTTAATTGTTGGCTGGGTGATTGTTGTTTCAGGTAGTTAGCGAAAACTTTCATAAGTTCCTCAGTTCAGGCCCGGAACCAGCCCGCTGGCGCTGATAAAATCAACTGCTGCGGCCAGAACTGGCGTGGATTGGAAACGCGCTTCAACCGATACAACAATCAGCGATAGGTCACGAATGGCCTGATTCGCACGGTCAAGAATGGCGTTTCTACGGGATTGAGTCATAGGCCCAGCTGTTACGGTTTCACCGGCAATAGCACCGATTGCCGCCGTAGCGCTAAGCGCATGAGTGGGTAGATTTCCGGGGGTTAACTCATTCACTGGAACAGCAGGCAAGCATTGCAACTGCGCCAGCAAGCCATCCAGCAAGGTTGGATCTTCTGTAATATCAGTTAATGCCAGTAGTTCAATAACGTTCAGGTAATGCGGCTGATCAGGATTGAGTTTATTGCGCAATGTTTGCGGGTTCATCCCAACACGGCCTGCCAACTCACTGAGGTTATGCGCCAAGGCAAACCGGCGCATGGCCACATCAAAACAAGGATGTTTAGAAACCTGATAATCAAACATGGTTAGCGTCACCCTAAAGATTCAGAATGAATCAAGCAGAAAGCGAAATGTTGCATTCAGAAAGGGCCTGTACTGTAAGTGCGGCCATGTTGATTTCAATCAGCGCTTTGGGCTTATTACCCTTTGGCTTAATTGGTAACCGCCCCTCTTTGACCATCAAGCGGGCTGTAGCCTCAGACATGCGATGCAAGCGGCAATATTCATCTAAAGGTAAGTAAGGTGTCTGGATGGTGATTGTAATGTTTGGACGCATAAGGCAAAATCTCCCGTTAACCTACATTTATCTATATTTATCTATATTTACTTTCGCAAACCTACAAACGAGATATTAGTGTAGTTTTAAGGAAACAATCAAGGAAAAACTTTCATGAACCTACAAATAAATTTTGAAAGCGGAGGCGGGAAAGTTCTGGATCGTGTTTTGGAGGCATATGGATTTACTACCAAAATTGCGCTCTGTGACCATCTAGGTATAGCGAGTAGTAGTTTAGCCAATCGCTATAAACGCGACTTTTTCCCGTCCGATATAGTCGTTAGATGTATTGCTGAAACAGGCGTTAGGCTTGAATGGCTTGCAACGGGTCATGGAAAGATGTTTGACGACGGTGTGACTGACATCATCAAAATTCCAAAGAAAAAATTAATTGATGGCCGCATGTATGATGCTAGTTATTTGATGTTTGATAAGGCTTTTTTCTTAGCTGATAAATCTTCAATAAAAGACCCGTGCATAGTCGTTGATGGCGATATTCAATACATTGTGGATCGCAAATTTGCAGAAGTGTTTGACGGAAAATGGTTGGTTGATATTGAGGGTAAAATCAGTATTCGCGAACTCACACGCATCCCTGTGCGTAAGGTTAGGATTAGCGGTATTGGAATGGCATTTGACTGCGAACTCGAAGATATAAATGTCATGGGTAGGATAATATTAACTTGTGCCTGAGAATTAATTATGACGACTAAACAAAAAGTGACAAATGAAGAGAAAAGAAGCGAAGAATCTATTGTTAAGCGCCCTATATGCTTTGTAATAATGCCAATAGCTGATTCTCAAGGATATGAGTCAAACCATTTCAATCGTGTTTATAAACATTTGATTGCACCTGCATGTACTCAAGCTGGATTTGAACCAATAAGAGCTGATGAAGTTAGTAGTTCTAATATGATTGTTGTAGATATTCTTAAGAAAATCGTTGAGAGTGACCTAGCCATCTGTGATCTTAGCAGCAGAAACCCGAATGTGCTTTATGAATTAGGACTACGGCAAGCGTTTAATAAAAAAACCGTACTAATCAAAGACAATTTAACAACAAGCCCATTTGATGTTTCTGCATTTCGATATTCAGAATATAACAGTACGCTCCGAATTGATCATGTACAGAATGAAGTAAATAATCTTGCTAAAGCAATAAAATCAACAGTTCATTCAGAGAATGATATAAACTCAATTGTTCAATTACTACAAATTGAGCCTGCAAAAATTGGTGATAAAACTGAGTTAAGCACATCCGATACTATAATAATTAAAATGATAAATGATCTGAGTGCGAAAATTAATGGTGACACATCAATAAACCAAAATGAAAATACATCCTTATCACTAGATTCAAATGAAATAAATATTATAAATAATCTCCCAATGAAAATAAGCCTTTCAGATGCTGTTAGTCCGAACATGATTCATAATTGCAATTATTATGATTTTTATTATGGTAATAAAAAAATAGGGAAAATTTTCAATTACGACAAAGCTTCTCCAAGCATTGTCTTTCGTCATAAAAATGGTACTAAAAGTACATTTGTAAATGATAAGGAAACCACTAATGGTATTTATGGTATGTTATCTATAGATATATAGTTTTTATTTAGTTAAAAGCATAAGGGTTACAATGACAGTGAGAAAATTGCAATCCGGCGAATGGATTGTTGATGTATATACAATAAACCGCTCAGATGGGAAAAGAGGTAAAAGAATAAGAAAAAAATTCGCCACCAAAGGTGAAGCTCTTGCCTTTGAAAGACATAAGCTTGAAGAAATTCAAGACAAGCCGTGGCTGGGTGAGGAGAAAGATAAGCGGAGTCTCAATGAGTTAATCAGTACATGGTACAACGCCCATGGCATAACGTTAGATGATGGATTACGACGCAAAGATGCCATGAATCATTTTTATGAATGCATGGGTAAGCCATTAGCTACGGAGTTTTCGGCGCAGTTATTTTCCCAGTACCGGGAAAAAAGACTGAAAGGTGAATTAGCACGTAGCACAAGAGTGACAAAAGTAGCCCCGCGCACACTTAATCTTGAATTAGCTTATTTCCGGGCAATGTTCAATGAACTGGAAAGGTTAGGTGAATGGAAATTATTAAACCCCATTAAGAGCGTAAGAGCATTTAAAACCGAAGAAAGCGAAATGGCTTTCTTAACTCGCGATCAAATCGAATTGCTTTTAGACGAATGTAAAAAAAGCTCAATAGAATGCCTAGCTACAGTAGTAAAAATCTGTTTATCCACGGGGGCGCGTTGGAGCGAAGCCGAAGGTTTAAAGCTTTCGCAACTTACTGAACATAAAATAACATTTATAAAAACTAAAGGCCGCAAAAACCGCACAGTGCCGATTAGCAAAGAACTATATGACGAGCTACCCAAAAAAGGCAAAAGCGGTTTATTCACTGCTTGTTATGCGGAATTTCGTCGAGCACTAAAACGGTCTGAAATTGAACTGCCTCCCGGTCAACTTTCCCATGTTTTAAGACACACATTCGCTAGCCATTTTATGATGAAAGGTGGCAACATTTTGGTACTACAACGAATTTTAGGTCATACTGATATCAAGATGACTATGCGTTATTCTCACTTTTCGCCAGACCATTTGGACGAAGCTCTAAGATTTAACCCACTGGCCGAAAGTGTCGCAAAAGTGTCGCAAGAACAATCTAACATTTAGTCATACTTATCCATATTTAAAGTTCAACTAATTGATTTTAAAGTAAGTTACTGTTTTTATTATCCTGCTAACCGTACTCATAATCGCTTGGTCACTGGTTCAAGTCCAGTAGGGGCCACCAAATAAAACAAGGAGTTACGTTAATAGCGTAACTCCTTTGTTGTTTCTGGGATATGCCGGGGATATTTTGCAGGGGTAATCATGGGGTTTATTGGTTATTTTATGCCCGTTCACCGCATCGCCACACTTCGATACTACAATCATCGGCGAGGCGTTGGCTTCTTCCACTGGTAAGCTGGCGCACTCATCCTCTGGCGGTGACGTTCCTTGGCTGCCAGTGCCGCCGCCTCTGTAAATTTACCCAAATCACCCCATCATTTTACGGTAGGCTTCGGCGGCTTCATCCGGGGTTAGGTTTGACGTTTGGATCGGGCCACCGTTCGGGCCGGTCAATTCGGCTTTCTTCGGTGCTTCCCATCCGCACATTTCAGCCAGTTGCTTGATGGCGGCTTTCGGATCATGCAGCTTAATTTTTAGTCCGTCTTTGCCAGTGGATAATTCAGCGACAGCGGCCAGGTGTTCGGGCTTAATATCCTTGGAGTCCTTAAACTTCCATGACGCCTGAAAGACCGGTTGCCCTTCCTCGTCCTCGCCAATCTGATAATTGCCAAATGTGGCGATGTCATGAATTGTCGTGCGCCCCATCAACGTGAGTCGCTCTAATGCTTCGGTGTAGGTCATGATGGCCTCGTTAACGGTTTCGTACTGTACGGACTGGAGGAAGGCTTGAACGTTACTATTTGTTACTAACTGGCTGGCTTTGGAACGCTCGCCATCGCCTCTAGCTTTACCGCCAGCCCTTCGGTATGCCTCGGTTTGATTGGCACCCTCTAGCAGCGCGGTAACGAATCTGCGCTGTAATTGCGTCAGGGCATCGAAAAGCGCCTTCTGTTCTTCTGTAAGCGTCATTTCGACCCCTTATAAGTTAACCGTTTTCCAACATTTTAATTTGTGTCTCAATGAGTTCAGCCAGACTATCACATGACTCCCATACACGATCTGTGCCAATGCGGTCACATGCTTCCCATTTACCCGTGCGCGGATCATAGTAAAACGTATCAGTGTTATTTCCACCAATAACAATCAAGCCGGTCATGGTCTCATCTTTAAAATCGGGAATATTCAAAGCATTATTAAACTCAATAAGCCCAGCATCATCTTCACCGCCACTCATACCATAAAATACGCATCCATCAGCAAACGACCCATTGCTAATACGCAGAAAAGAGCCGTATTGCTTCCAGAAATCAGGCTGTTCTGGGCTTATATCTCGTCCAAAGTCATAAGTTTCCAGCTTGCCGGTATAAGGTGGATTGATGTTGTATCCCATACTTTTGCTGATGCGAGTAAACTCATTAACCGCTTTTTCTAAATTTGCCATACGCACCTCACAAATAAATCATGCCATTAAAAGGCATCACCTATATTGATTCTCTGTAACTGGCTATCTATCAGTTCAGCTAAGGTATCGTAAGATTCATTGATGTCATCAATCGCTATTCGGTCACGGCTTTCCCATTTATGGGTATTGGTATCATAAACAAAAATATCGCTATTGCTTGACCCTATTGCGATCAATCCGTCCATGCTTTCATCGTACATCTCTCCATCGCGCAACGCATCGTTGTTGTCGATAAGGCGATTCCCGATCAACTTACCTTCACAGGCTATGCCATAAAAATAAACACCATCAGCAGCAAGTCCATCACTCAAGCGTAGGAATTCATGATATTGCGTCCAGAAATCTGGCTGATTAGATTCAATCTTACGCCCAAAATCATACTCAATAACCTCCCCCTCATAGGGTGGAATTTTCGGGTAACCAATCGCAGCTCGGTACGCTTGAAAAGTAGTCACTGCTTTTTCAATGTCGGTCATAGATATTCCTATGGATAAATTATGCCTTGAGGCTTTGGCCATAACACAATATTAGTGCCCGTGGGGGTAAGATTTTTTGTTATGTGCTTCTGCGTAGTGGTGAAGGCCGCATGCTCAGGGCGCGTACTTATCAACACTAGATTATCAAAATTGTTATTGCCGCTGTCATCTAGCGGTAGTTTGTGGTGTACCTGATAACCATCGGGTACAACGCCTTTGGCTAGGACGCTGCGATCGAAGGCGTCAAGGCGTTTCACAACTTCGGGATTGTTAGCTATATCTTTAAGGAATTTTTTACGGACGCCATTATCAAACTCCTTCCTCAATAAATTCCTATCAGCAGTCGAGCGTCGTACGTAATCCATCCTCACAACATCGACGTTTTGTAGCAATACTTTCTGACCTTTATAAGTGCCAAGGTACCCCTCTAGTTTTTCCAGCTCAACAGCTTTCCCTAACTTAGCGACATCGCCTAATGTGCCAACTTTTTCTACCGTTCCCACCCCCTTAGTACCCGCCAACTCCGCCACGGATGCCGTGACTACCATGGCGGCCGCACCGGCTAATCCATTGCGCTGATAAGCGTCTGTCACCGCCCCTTTCGTATTATCATAAATAGCCTTGCCAGCGGCTTGTTGATTTTGCTGTCGGACTTTATTTATTGCGGCCTGCTCTGGATTAAAGGCCCCTGCCATATATTCTTGGGCAGAAGGCCCCATCAAAGTACCTAGCCCCTCAAGGGTACCTACCGCGCTATCAGCAATACGACCACGGGCGGCCTCAGTTGTGGCTTTGTCATGTGTGAAAGGGGTGGCTTCCCATAAGGTTTTGGCGCTATCGGTGACAGATTGCCATTTTGCAGATAATACCCGTCCAGATTCATCGGAAGCGCGAGTTATCATAGAACGCTCGGATACAGAAGGCCTCACCTTCATTGGCGACTTCGTTGAACGTGGCTTTCCACCCGTTCGCTGATAGTTCCGACATTTTACCCCATCGTCAAACGCCTTGATAATCTTTGCGGCACCCTCGAAACGGAAAGCATGGGGATCGGCAGACATCAACTGACCTTCACCATTGATATAGAACAGCCGGGCAGGGCCGTACATATCACTTAACATCACCACGTCACCCGAAAAAACCAGTTTTTCCAGTTTCTCTTTTTCACGTATCCCGCCTGGACGTGGCTGATCTGGAGAGAATCGCTGTTCACGTTCCCGCATATTGATAAGGTAACGGCTGGTATTGTGACTGTCGTCAAATTCATATTCGCGGCAGATACGCGCCCAGGCAGCGTGCGGGCTGATTATCCGCTCGTATTCTTCAGGGGCTAAATTATCTCTTGAAAGGTAATACAAATACATTCCGGGCAGGTTGAAGCTCAT